CTGGCCTGAGGCTGCCAGTCGTCCTGAGCGTCTGGGGGCTCTGCCTCTGGCTGCTGCCAGGACTACCTGCCCAGCGTCCTGGTTGGCCCGCTTCAGATCATCCAGACCTTTAGCTGTCTCCTTCAGAGCTGCCTTAACAGCCTGCTCCCCTTCCAGCTCACACCTGAGCGTACTCATCAGTTTCTGAGGGCTCTGGCTCCTCCTCTGGCTCCTCCTCCTGCTGGTCAGCCTCAGTGTCAGCCCCCACCACTGTGGGCCAGGTAACGTCAGGCTGGCCATTAATGGGCCACTCGAAATCAGCAGTGATCCTGGCGTTAACATCTCCGCCGACAGTCAGAGCTCTGACCTGCACCACACCATAGAACACAGTGGCATTCTCGTTGGGCTGCCAGGCAAAGGGAACTTCCGTCAGGTTGTTGTCCCACGTGTATTTGATGAACGAATCTGGAATGTCAAAATCCTGAATGGAAGTGCCAGTGAGAGACCAGTCAGTCTTCGTGGTGGCCAGGACAGTGTCTCCACAAAGGGTCTCTACCGTGTCTCCATCCTCACTAAACGCTGGAGTGATGGTCACGTTTGTGGCTTGACATGCGAATTCAGTGCCACCAGTGGGAGGGCCTGGAGGAGTCACAGGAGGAGTACCACCCAGGGTCAGCTTTCCAGTCTTCAGCCTGCTCTCTGTTACTGCCATCAGATGCTCTCCTGGAATGTGATCAGGTATGAGGGATATTGCTTACCGTTCAGTGTGTAGGCCACCAGCTGAGCGTCTCTGGCATCCACAGCCTTAGCTATATTGTCCACCAGCCCATCCAGAAGTTCCCAGGAGGTCCTGTCTGCTGTGAGTGCTGCTGGAGCCATGGCCACTAGCTGCCAGGTGGCTGACACAGCGCACATCTGGTCCCAGGTCAGATTCGGGGGAATGATGAGGACACAGGGAGGACTGGCTACCGCTGGGTCCAGGACGGCCCTCACTCCCAGCAGCTCCAGGTCTGCTGCGATTGCCTCTCCTCTGGCCAGGGTGCCCATCAGGCAATCACCGAATCCAGCCAGGGGGACAGGAGCTGGAGCACATCTCTGTCCTGTCTCGAGATGGTGGCGACTCCCAGGTCTGCCACTCCCACGATTCCATCAGGGCTGTTACGCCTGCTCAGGAGCCTGTTCGTCCAGAGGAGAGTGGCGTACTGGACATCTGTAGGGCAGTCTGCTGTGGCCAGAGCTGATGCCCTGGCCACAATGGCTTCCTGGACTGCCGACAGGGCCTGATCGATAGCGACATCATCCGATGTGTCTCTGATCCTGGCCCAGTCTTTGTACTCATCCACAGTGGGCCAGTTCAGCCCTGTCGGCAGTGCCATCTCAGCTACCTGCCTTAGCAGCAGCCTTACCTGTGTAGCTCCCACCATTCGTGGGCTCTGGGGTACCGCCACCATTATCGAGTGGGATGACAGGCACACCAGTGATCTTCACAAAGGCGTTCGGATCCAGGACCAGCCAGGCGATATAGCCATAGAAGGCCATCTGGGTGCCCAGCACTGAGGGCTCCATCACAGAGACCTGCCCGCCGACAGTCTCGTACGTCTCCACGTACGTGGAATCTCCCAGGATGGCAGTGCCAGCCGGCAGGTACTTATCCACCACCAGCCTCATGCCAGCCACAGTCCCAGCCATGCTGGTGGGAGAGATGGTGCCCAGGGCATTACTGGGGTTCACACTGGGGAACAACTGTCGCCCAGTAGTGTCAGAGAGTCCGCCGATAGCTCCCCAAACATCAGGGGCTACCCACAGCGTGTCAGGCATTCCGTTAGTGGCACCAAAGATGGTGGCAGTAGCTGCGTAGATGGCTCCCACCAGACCAGGGCCATCAGGGGTGGCCAGCGCTTCCGTAGCGGTCACAGCCGCTGCGAAATAGGCACAGAAGGCGTTATCAGTCTCCTGGAAGTAGGAGGCAGCCAGGTCTGACACCAGCAGATCCATAATCGCTGGGTCTGTCCAGTCCCTGTCCTGCCAGCTCAGGTTGATAGCTCCACCGAAGGTGGACTTGGTGACAGTGACAGGGTCCACCACCATGTTCCGACTGGGCAGCTCTGCCTTCTCAGCAGACTGAGGGCCAGCCAGAGTGTTCTGGGTGATCCTGGGACGCTGGAACGTCTTCCCAGGGCCAGGGAGTGGTCGCCTGGTGGTGGCTTCAATGGCTGGGCGCCGCTGTGACTGCTGGGTGAAGACAGGTCCCAGGATGGGCACTGGGAGCAGGCCAGGGTTCTCGGCAGTGGTCTGGTGGTCCAGCGCACGCTGGTGGTACCGATCAAACCTTGCCTTAGCCTGTGGGTTCTCAGAGCGGGTGAGATAGTCCACCAGGTACTGACCTGGGGTCTGGTACTCAACCAGCTCTGTGGACTGGCTGCGCTCTACAGCATGCTTACGCTCCACAGCAGGAGCAGTGCTGATGTGCGAGACCATGTCCTGGTACGTGGCGCTGCGCTTGGCCAGGTCAGCCTCTACCTGAATCTGAGGCTCCAGCTCAGCGATACGTGAGCGTCTGGCTTCACAGGTGGTCTGCTCAGAGTCAGACAGCTCTCTGTCTTCATCAGCAGCGCGAGAGGTGATGGTCTCAACATCAGCCAGGGCCTGGTCCATCTGGCGTTTCAGCCAGTCCAGACGCTTGGACCCAGAGAGAGTATCGGGCATGACTACTCCAGTCAGAACGTACGAATAGGTTCTGACATGGGTGAGGCAGTTGTAACTGCCTGGGTCATGTCCAGTTGCTGGGGACCTGCACTGAAGCCCGAAGGTGGTTGGACGAAAGAGCCCAGTGCAGGTGTGGAACCTGATGGTGAAAGGTCCCCAGCGATAGCTCTTGTATCACTCCAGCCGAGAGCTGGTCAAGAGCGACGAACCCTGGCTGTCCAGTCCTGCCAGTAGGCCAGACGTTCAGGAGGCCCATCCGCTGGAGCACTGCGCACAGCTTCCACCTGGGCACTGGCATAAGCAGGGAACTGGCACAGAGCTACATGGTGGAGAGCCTTAATCTTCCGTCGGACAGTGACTCTCTTTCCGTCCACTGTCCTGGTGACGTTGCCCTGAGGGTCCTCACTGAGCCTGTAAGCCACAGACAGCCCAGGGGTCTGACCATCTCTAATCTTGAACGCTGCCTCTCTGCCTGCCTCAGTGTCATCCAGCCTCATATCGGCAGCCAGGCCCTGATCGCTGTCTCTCCAGACACTTCCCCTGCCTACCCAGTGGCCATTGTGCTCCAGCTGGAGTCTCAGGTAGCTGGCATTCCCTCTGAGGGCTCTGGCGAAACATCCTCTCTCAAACATCTCCCAGTAAGGCCCGAATCCATCATCTACCTTTGCTGGAGTGTTGTAGGGAGCCAGCAGGCCAGTCACAGTCCTACCGTCACCTGTGACTTCCAGCTCTGAGGCTACTGCTCTGATATACAGGCCATCCATCACAGGACATCTACCTCCTCCTGCACATTCTCTATGAATTCCACAGCGCCCAGATTGAAGAAGGCCCTGGCTTCCTGCTGGGTGAACAGGCCACCCTGGAGACTCTTTATAGCCAGGTCCACTCTCTGGGGCAGGTCAGGCCTGAGCACAGCACCCAGGAAGAACCTGGCATGAGTCCCTCTGGGCAGACACTGGAGGGTCATCTGCTGCTCCAGGGGGACCAGGTAGTGCATCACAGTGGTGGTGATGAACTGCTGGAACACATCAGTAATGTTGCGATAGGTCAGGCTGGGAGAGTCCAGGCCCAAGAGGGCACCAGGGATTCCAATGGCCATAGCCAGCTGCTGAGCGTTCAGCTTCCTGGTTTCGTTCAGCTGGGCCTTCTCAGCATCAGAAGCCAGCACCTCCAGCTCTGTGCCACCAGGCAGGATGGCCCATTCTCTGGCCATGGCCACAGCCTTCATTTTTGCTTTGAGGCTGTCTGCCTGGGCCTGGGTCAGCTCAGGGTTAGGGTGCTTCACAGCGCCTGGGGGTACTGCTCCGCCTTCAAAGTAGGCAGCAGCCCAGCGTTCAGCAGCCACGTTGCTGGCCACCAGCCCTGGGTACAGGGTCATGACTCCTCTGCCTACCAGGTCTCCATTGAGCGCATTCATGGCTACATGGAAGACCTGCTCTGGCTGGTAGCTCTGGCCATTGATCAGGTAGTGATAGTCACCACCATCGGTCAGGATCTGCCACTGGCCAGCAGGCACTGGGACCAGGATGTCAGGCCAGCCATAGCTGTTCTTGGGTCCCAGCACAGCGACATAGTTCCCGAACAGGAACATGTCTCGCAGGTACTCACTGATGAAGTCTGCGAACGTACGCTGTGGCCCTGGAGTGGGATTCTGGAGAATGGCAGGGTCATTCGGTATCGGAGTGGCCTGCCGGTAGCCATGGAGAGGCATCTGGAGCAGGAGACTGGTGGTGATGTTCAGGAACCCGCCCACTACAGGGAGCCCCAGCACCTGGTCCTCTGTGACATAAGGGAGCAGGCTGGTCTCATAGCCTGACCAGTGCTGCCAGACTCCCAGGCTCTGCAGATTCTGGTGAGGTATGGCAGTCTTTCTGACAGTGGGAGTCCTGGCCCTCTGGAGCAGTTCTAGCAGTGCCATCACTCATCCTCTGGAGGTAGGGTCCTGTGCTCTGCGTACAGAGAGCCGAACAGGGTGATGGAGGCTGCCAGCAGTGCCCAGACTTCTCTGTCCAGGAGCCTCCAAGAGACAATGAGAATGATGCCTAGGCTGGCCAGCTGGATAACCCAGAGCAGATTACGCCTGACGTGCATCAGTAGATTGTCCAGGCTAGGGCTGGCTCTGATTTGAGCTGTGTAGGAGCCCAGAGGGCAAGCACAGCAGCCAGAGCTGCATCATTGTCGGCACTGTCATTGATTCGGTGAACCTGGGACACCAGCCCATCAGGTCCTCTCTTTGTCAGAGCCAGAGCAGCAGCGATGCCTGTGCCTCCCGGGTGACTGATCTGCCTGGCCCTCACTGCTGCGTAGAAGGCTCTGCAGGCCCTGGCCCATTCAGCTGGTCTCACAGCGCTATGGGGGATGCTCCAGGACTTGGCTACACGAGCGACAGAGGGCTCGCAGGGGGACTTCTGGGTGGTGACCAGGGCGGCAGGGCTCCAGCGGCTTAGGAGCCCATCTAGACGCTGCTCAGCATGCTCTAGGGCGTAGGGGCCTGTAAAGGTCTCCACCAGCTCGAGATGGTGCACTCTCGAGACGAGAGCTCCGGCGACAATGCTCACGTGGCGGAGCTCTGGGCCAGCGTCTACGGCCAGGACGAACGGCTGGTCTATGGGGAACTGATCCTTTGTGACGCAGGCATCCCATTCTGCTGGTTCCACCCAGCCACTGATCTGGGACACCTTCCGGCAGAGCACCTCCACTTCAAACACTCTGGGAGGGTCTGTCTGGAACTCTGCTCTGACCACATCCTCATCCAGCAGGTAACCCAGGGCAGGGTTAGCGTGAGCCCAGGCCCTGACATCACCAGCGTTCATTCCTGGAGGGGCCGACCACTCGAAATAGCCCACAGGGCTCTCCTGGCCTGCCTCAATGGCATCTCTGCCTATGGTCTGCAGCTTGTTCATCACGACTGAGGACAGGTCCCCTTCTGTGGTGATGGCCCAGACCTGGGCGTCTCTGCGCACTCTCCTGGTCTTATCCAGTGCTGCGTAGGACTCCCAGGTACGCATCTGGCGGAGCTCATCCATCACCACCAGATCCACTCCTGAGAGCCCTCTAGCGCCACCAGTGGACCCAGAGACCAGTTTGTAGCGACCACCTTCCAGGTAGAATTCTTCCCTGCCCTCACCTCTGCGCATTCTGCCTACAGGCAGCCCTGCAGTGACAGCCAGGTCATAGGCATAGTTCAGGGCTTCCAGGGCGACAGTCCTGTTATGGGCTGTGCCCAGGACGAACTTCTCACCGAACAGACAGATCCCTCCCAGCACCCTGATGGCGGTAACCAGGGTCTTACCGTTCTGCCTGCCGACCACAGCCAGCATGGTCCGATAGCGGAATTTGTCGTTGACTCTGACCAGGCCCTCTCTGAGCAGGAACTTCTGCCAGGGCAGTAGGTCTATCTTTAGAACCTCCTCTGCCCAGTTGATCAGCGCATTCCCATAGCGATAATCCAGCGTTTTAACGCTAACAGGGCTGATCCTGGGGACACTTATGCCTAACAGGGAGGATTTAGCGTCAAATTGAGAATAATTTGGGCTGACAGGCAGCGATCCTCC